ACACACATTAAGAACATGGTTAGGTCCTAGATATGATACTAAAGAAACATTACGTTATTTAGACAAATCAGTTATTACTAATGAAACACATTTTAATAATTGGAATCAAATGGCAAGTGATAATAATTGGGAAGGATTTATGTTACGTAAAGACACTGAATATGAGGGTAAACGTAGTAAAAATTTACTTAAAGTAAAATCGTTTTATGACGCTGAATATGAAGTATTAGGTTTTGATGTTGATAATCATGAAGTAGTTAGAGAAGGTAAGTCAGTATCAATGACAATGTTATCACAAGTATGGATTGAACATAAAGGTCATTTAGTAAAAGTAGGTAGTGGGTTTACTCAAGAACAACGTTTAGAATACATGGATGGATCTATTGTTGGTAAAGTAATAACTGTTCAGTATTTTGAGGAAACAAATAATCAAGAAGGAGGAATTTCATTACGTTTTCCAACTGTAAAAGTAATACATGGAGATAAAAGAGAAGTATAATAAAATAAATAAAGTACTAGATTATATTGAAAATGTATTAGAAATACCTAGGAATGAATATAATGGTATGTCTGCTTGTCCTTTTGCTAAAAAAGAACGTGAAAACGATAATCTTTATATAGATGTTATAAATAAAGATAATGGGTTTTTTAATTTAATGGATAAATTTTTTAAATCAGGTAAAGATAATGCTATTTTTATTAATGAAATTGATATAGATAATACAGATACAAGACGTTATCAAGTTTTTTTAAATAAAGAATTAAAGAAAAAATCAATTACAACTCATAAAGTATTATGTATAAACCCAAAAGATAAACTATCAGTTGAGGGGTTTAATGTGAGAGCAAAATCACCTTATTTTTTAATTTTAGTAAATAATCAAAAAGAAATAAACCAGGCCCATAATAAATTATTAAAAACAAATTATTTTGATAAAATGGATAATAATTATAAACATTACCTAGGAATAAAATGAGAATACCTAAAAAACCAAGTGGAAGACGAGCACTACCTTTTTATTGGTGGAGGCGTTTTAGAACACATAAATCATTACCATATAAATCACCACTAATTAATAAAATTAGAAATGGTGATTTTGAATGTTCTCCTTTTTTTGAACAAGCTAAATGGGAATTACATTGGATGAAAGAAGAACAAGAAGAATTTATTAGTAGTTATCAAGGTAAAGATTATGAACTCGATAATCTATATACAGAAATTGAAATTAGAGCAAGAAAACGTTATAATAAATTATATGAAGATGGGATGAAAGATGAATTTGATAGAATGGATAGATTAGTAAATGGTTTAAGTAAATATTTTAAAATTAAAAAGGATAATATTAAAAATATAATGGAAAAATTTGATGGTACTACTGAAGAACTTTTTCTTTTTATGCAGAAAAATTTGGTTTCCTGAGATATCTTTCGTATATTTACGTATATTAAAAAATAAAAGTTATGAGACTACAATTAGAAATTTTAGCAAAATGGTTAAAAGACCATAAAGAAAGTTGGGATGAAAGAGATGGTGTCCTAGAATCAGCAATTAAACGTAGTAAAGAAGATACTATGTTTCAAATAGGTGATTTACTAGATGAAATCCTACAAATGGATCCTGATCAAATTGATGACGAAAGACGAGACAAATGAATTTAGGATACGCTTGCATTAATACGGATTTAAAAAGTAAAGGTATATTTACAAATAGAACAATGCGTAGAAAAACGTTTGATTCTAAAGGTTTAGATTATGTTTCTGACTTATCACTTCAAAATGTAAAAGATCTTAAAACACATATTCTTTGGAATAATGAATTTAAAATTAAATTATTTAGATTATCATCTCAAATATTCCCTTGGATGGAGGAATACAATTGGGAGGATCTAAAAGATTGGGAGGAAATTAAATCATTAATGTTAGAATGTGGTAACATAGCTACTGAATCAGGACAAAGACTTACTATGCATCCTGGCCCTTATCATTGTTTAGCTTCTCCAAATCCTAAAGTTGTTAAAAGAACAGTTATTGGACTTGATAAACATGCTGAACAATTTGATATGATGGGATTTACACCCAGTCATTATAATAAAATTAATATTCATGTGGGTGGGGCTTATGGGGATAAAGAAGCAGCATTAGAAAGGTTTTGTAAGAATTTTGAATTATTGGGTGATAGTACTAAAAAAAGATTAGTAGTAGAAAATGATGATAGCCCAAACGAATATTCAGTGGCTGATTTATTTGATTTTGTTTACTTAAAAATCAAAACCCCAATTACATTTGATTATTTCCACCACAAGTTTAATACTGGTGGTTTAACTGAAAAACAGGCATTAGAAACTGCTTCTATTACATGGCCTAAAGGTATAACTCAATGTTGTCACTATTCAGAAAGTCGTAGAAAAGAAAAATTAGATGAGTCAATTCGTCCTCAAGCTCATTCTGATTTAATTTATGAAAAAATACAAACATATGGTCTTGAACCAGATATTGTAATTGAGGCAAAATTAAAAGAACAATCAATTTTTAAAAGAGTAATATAATGGCAAAATTAACAAGAACAGTAAATTACTGTAATTACAGATGGGAAGAATATGTGTTAACAGATGAACAATTAGCAAAGTGGAAAACAGGTGATGAAGATATCCAACAAGAAATCATAGATGATGCAGATTGGGACCTAGTAAGAGATAAACCAATTGATGATTACGGAGACGTAGAATTCGTAGAAGAAGACTAATGGTAGAATTTTTAAGACACGCACTTGGGTTTTGTGGTGAACATTGGCACCCAAATATTTGGACTATTCTTTTAGGTGGGCTTGGTTTACAACAATCTTTTTTGTATATTAAATATAAAATAAAGGAATATGCCAAAAACTAGTCACGAATTACCTGTAAATATGCTTTCTAGAAGTTATGATATTAATGACTATGAGTATTGTTTACCTCATTTATTAGATGAAAATGAAATGTATAAAAATCATTTTTATAAAGCTAAAAAAGATGGTAGATATATCATAATGGATAATTCTCTTCATGAATTAGGTGTAGCATATGATTCTGATAGGTTAATGTATTGGATTAATGAATTAAAACCTAATGAATTTATAGTACCTGATGTTTGGCAAGACCAAACAGCAACATTAGTTAATGCTAAAAAATGGATGTCTATAGAATTACCAGAAGGAGTAACTAAAGTAGCAGTTGTTCAAGCACAAAATTATCATGAAGCATTTCAATGTTATAATATATTAAAAATACAAGGTTATAAAAAAATAGCATTTAGTTATGGTGCAGATTGGTATGCTAAAGAATTTCCTCATCCTAATCCGTTAGTTGGTAAAATGATGGGTCGTATAATGACTATATCTAAGATGTATAAAAGTAATTTAATAGAAAAAAGTGATAGAGTACATTTATTAGGATGTGCTTTACCTCAAGAATTTGCTTATTATAATGATTTTCCTTTTATTGAATCAATTGATACTTCTAATCCTATTATACATGGTTTAGAAGGGGTTAAATATAGTTCTAATGGGTTATACACTAAATCATCAACTAAGATTGATAAATTAGGATTAATACCCCTAAGCCAAGAAACATTATATAATATTAATCACAATTTAACACAATTTAAAAAATTTAAAGAATGTCAATAAATAAAAAACAAGCAGTATTATCGTTATCAGGTGGAATGGATTCAAGTACAGTACTATTACATTTGTTAGCAAAAGGTTATAAAGTAACAGCAGTTGGTTTTGATTATGGTCAAAAACATGATATTGAATTAGAAAGAGCAAAAGAATTAGTTAAATATTTAAATATAAATAATCAAACAGTAAGTTTTCAAATAATTAAATTAGATGGTTTAGTAGATTTATTAAACTCAAATTTAGTTAAAGGTGGAAATGATGTCCCAGAAGGACATTATGAAGAAGATAACATGAAAGATACAGTTGTACCTAATAGAAATAAGATGTTTTCATCTATTATTCAAGCTGTGGCATTATCAATCGCTCAAGAAAAAGGAGGAGAGGTTAGAATAGCAATGGGAATACATGCAGGAGATCATGCAATTTATCCTGACTGTAGACAAGAATTTAGAGATGCAGATTATGAAGCATTTAAACAAGGTAATTGGGGAGCAGATAAAGTAAATTATTATACACCTTATTTAAATGGTGACAAATTTGATATTTTAAAAGATGGTGAAGTATGTTGTAAAATATTAAAATTAGATTTTGATGAAGTTTACAAAAGAACAAATACATCATATAAACCAGATGCTGAAGGTAGATCAGATTACAAGTCAGCTTCATCAGTAGAAAGAATTGAAGCATTTATTAAATTAGGAAGAAAAGATCCAGTTAATTACATTGATGGGTGGGAAGTAGCAAAAAAACACGTTGAACAATTATTAGCTGAACATTCAGCTTAACATAAATGTCCTGTGGTGTAACTGGCAACACGTCTGTTTTTGGTGCAGAAGAGTCTAGGTTCGATCCCTAGCGGGACAACTAAAAATAAAAAAAAATGTTTGAAATAAAAAATAAAGTAACAATTAATGAATTAGATAGTATAGTAAATGTACTACAAAATATAGATGCAACTTTAAATGCTCTTGTATTGGTAAGTATTGTATTTGTAACATGGAAAATAATAAGATATATAGTATCTGATTTTATAAAATAAATAAATAAAATGGAAAAAAAAGAAATGAAATCAAAAATAGATAAATTACCTGATCCAAAGCTTCATCAACAGATTAGTTTTGTAAAATCTGGCATTAGAATAATAGGTTACGCAGCTATTCTTTTTAGTTTGGGTTGGGCAGTTACTTTTCTTATCTTAAGTGAAGTAATAGGTATAATAGAAGAACTAGTATAAATTAAAAACAAAAATTATGAATAAAGGAATATTATTTTTTAATGCACCTTGGTGTCAACCATGTCAGGTATTAAAACCCGTAATAGAACAAATAGGTAGAGATGGTATTAATGTAAAAAGTATCAATACCGAGTATGATGCTTCAAATACAGAAAAATATCAAGTTAAAAGCATTCCACTTTTAGTATTAACTGATTTAAATGGGAACGAAATTAAAAGAACTCAAGCTGGAGGATGGACTAAAGAACAAGTATTGACTTGGTTTCATAATGGGTAAATTTCAATCAAGTAAAGTATTTGACGGGTTTAGCACAGTATTTCGTCAATGGAAAGCAGAAGATACACATTGTAGATTTTTACATGGTTATGGTATTTCATTTAAAATTTATTTTGAAGGTGAATTAGATCATAGAAATTGGGTTTGGGATTTTGGTGGTATGAAACGAGCTAAAACTCAAATTAATGGTAAATCACCCAAAGAATGGATGGATTATATGTTTGATCATACGGTAATAATTGCTGAAGATGATCCATTATTACATGAATTTAAAATGTTAGATAATCTTCCTAACTTAGGAAACAATAATAAAGGTGGTCTGCAATTAAGAATAATCCCAGCTACTGGTGCAGAGAAATTTGCTCAATATATTTATAGTAATATAAATGAATTTGTAAAAACTGAAACTAACAATAGAGTTAGGGTTACTAAAGTTAAATTCATGGAACATGGAAAAAATGCCGCTTATTATAGCGAGTAAATAAGTTATTAGTGAATGAAAAACCACTTAAAAAAATTAACAATATGCACAAACAATTAAAAAGGATAGAGGACTATAATAAAACTCTTCCAATATTAGAAGTATATACAGCAGTACAATCAGAAGGTAGCCGTCAAGGTTATCCAACTATTGTAGTTAGAACAACAGGCTGTACTCACAGATGTTATTTTGGTGAAGGAGGATGGTGTGATAGTTGGTATACAAGTATACACCCAGAAAAAGGAACATATTCATTTCAAGATATAATAGATACTTATGATCAACATCCCCATATTAAAGAAATGATGTTAACAGGAGGATCCCCTACAATGCATTCTAAATTAGTTAATGAATTAACCCACTTTGCACATGAAAGGGATATTTTTATTACTATTGAAACTGAGGGATCTCATTTTCTTCCTACCGATTATCCTATTAATTTACTTAGTATTAGTCCTAAGTTTTCTAATAGTGTTCCTGTTATAGGTGCTATCACTCCTAATGGAGCTGAGGTAGATGAAAGAATGATTAAAACACATAATAGATTAAGATTAAATTATGAAGTAATAAATAAATCTATTGAATATCATTCTGATTATCATATTAAACCCGTATTAGATAAAAATTTATCTATGATAGAAGAAGTAGAAGAATTTTTAAAGGTATGTAATATACCAGATAATAAAGTTTGGGCAATGCCTGCAGGTGATACTAGAGAAAGTTTAATGGAATCATACCCTGAAGTAATGAATTTTGTAAGAGATAGAGGTTGGAGATTTACAGGTAGATCTCATATTATAGCTTTTAACACTGAACGTTGTGTCTAAAGAAGAGGCACTTGAAATATTAGAGGAAATAGAAGAAAATGTTGGTATATGTTGTGCCGTAACTATGGAACCAGATGAAGTATTAATATTAATTGATAAACTTAAAGAATATATAAAAAATGTATAAATATAACGCAAAATTAGATAGAGTAGTTGATGGCGATACGGTTGATGCTCTTGTAGACTTAGGATTTAACACTTGGAAAAAAGTAAGGATTAGAATGATGGGTATGAATGCCCCAGAATCAAGAACTAGAGATTTAGAAGAAAAAAAATTAGGTTTAGCTGCTAAAGCAAGACTTATAGAAATGTTGGATGATGGAGAATTTATTCTTCAATCTCATGGGGTAGGAAAATATGGTAGATGCTTAGGAGAAATTTTTAAAGAAGATAAAGTAAGTATTAACAGACAATTAATTAATGAAGGTCATGCAACAGAATATTTTGGAGGGAAAAGATAATATGGAAAATAAAATTTATGTAGGATGGAATGAAGTTGAAGAATTAGTTGATAAATTATGTTATCAAATTAAAATTTCATATCCAGAAATTAAATATGTTCATGGATTAAAAAGAGGAGGTTTAATTCCTGCTGTTTTAATTTCACACATTTTAGATTTAGAATATATAGATATTCCTAAACATTATGAACCTGATGAATGTCTGATAGTAGATGATATATGTGATAGTGGGGTAACTCTTAATAATTGGAAGGATTATACTACTGCTGTTTTACATTATAAACCTCATACTGCATGTGTTACTCCTTCAATGAATGGATTTATACATGAAGGAGATGAATGGGTAATTTATCCTTGGGAGAGAGATGATAGTGAAACTATACAAGATTATCTAAAATAGTTTGGTTTCCTAATAAAATGTTCGTATATTAATATAAAATAAAAGTAAAGATGGCAAAAAACAAAAATACTAAAATTCACGAAAAATTAGAAGTTGTACAAAAAGGTTTTGCAAATGGAGTTGCAACTAATTTTCCTTTAAATGATAAACAAAAGGAACAAATGATAGAAAGAGCTACTAAAGCATATGGAGAATTTTTAGATGCATTAGATTGTGATTGGAAAAATGATCCAAATTCAGCTGATACTCCAAGAAGAGTAGCTAAAGCATATGTAAATGATTTATGGGCAGGTAGATATACTCCAATGTCTCCTATTACATCATTTCCATCTGATGGTTATGATGGAATTATTATTGAAAGAAATATCCCATTAACATCAATGTGTTCTCATCACCATCAAACAATTAGTGGTGTAGTTCATATAGGTTATATAGCTGGAGAAGATGGTCAGGTAGTTGGATTATCTAAATTAAATAGAATAGTTGAATTATTTGGACGAAGAGGAGCTATTCAAGAACAATTAACCTCAGCTATTCATAATGCTGTACATAAAATTACTGAAGGTAATAGAGGTGTTATAGTAACTATAGTTGCAGGACATAATTGTGTTTCTTGTAGAGGAGTAAAACATCAAGGAGCAGGTATGGTAACTACTAAAGCATCAGGTGTATTTAGACAAAACACTAACTTAGCTAGAAAAGAATTTTTTGATAGCTTAAAAATTAATAACGGAGGACATCAAATATAAAAACAATGGATAATAAAAAAGAAAAATTAGGTAATAAATATTGGAATGTACCTTTTGTAAATGAGGTAGAAACATTTAATGAAACATTTGGTAAACCAAATAATTATGAACCAACAATTGGTAAAAAGAAGGAATGGAAATTTGTATATGATTTTATTCTTGAGGAATTAGAAGAATATAAAGAAGCATGTGAAAAAGGAGATATAATAGGTATATTAGATGCATTATGTGATATTACTTATGTTTCATTAGGTAATGGAACAATGTTACATGGTTTGAAAGGTCATATTTGGAAAGCATATCAAGAAGTTCAAGCATCTAATATGTCTAAGTCTTGTGCAACTAAAGAAGAAGCTGAGGAAACAGTTAAAGTAAGATCTGAAGAAAAAGGTCATCCTTGCCATTGGGAAAAAATTGGTAATCGTTATGTGGTGTATCGTTCAAGTGATAGAAAAGTAATGAAATCTATAAATTATTTTGCTCCAGATTTAAATCAATTTTTTAATAAAGAAGATTAATTAATTTTTAAATCTTTAAATAAATGTTGATATGTATAATCAAGTAATATATATATTAATAATTTAAAATTTTAAAAAATGGCAATAAACACAATCCCGGCAGGAGCTGATTTTGCTTATGTAAATGGTCAAAATAACCTAAATAGGGTATCAAGAAGATTAGATATTATAGGTTCATTTGTAAGAAACACAGCAGCATGCTCTGTTGTATCCAACATGATAACAATTCCAGTAGCTGCTTCAAACAACGATGTTGAGGTGATAGACAGTAGAAATACAAAATTCATCCCAGCAAATTCCTTAGTAACATCTATAGGTATCTTTTTTACAGAAGTATGTGATGTAGGAGCATCAGGAGTATTAAAAGTTGGATTTGGTCCAACAACAGGAGATGAATCAATTGTAGGTCAAACAACACTAAATGGTGCTGGTAATGACATAACAATTAATTCTTTCATTTCTACTTCTAATGGTGCAGTAGCAGCTGCCAGTGGTACTGCTGGTGGTTTAGCAATAAAAACAGGAGCTGCAACATATTTTGCAAATGCTTCATCTTTATTCCTTAGAACTAATGTATCAGGAAATGTATTAACATCTACTTGTCAAATAAAAGTAGTAGCAGAATTTATACCTTACGTTACAAATTCATAATAAAAGAATTAAAATTTATTAAAAGTAATTAAGGCTTAGCTTGGAAACATGCTAAGCCTTTATTATATTTACGTCAAAATAGGTTATTAATGTACAAAAAAGCATTTGCAAGACGTATTAAAGGAAATAAACATTTAATACATTTATGGACTGATGAAGGTTATGAGAAGGTAGAATGGGATAATCAAGCTTATATTGAATGTCCTGATCATGAAGCAACTTTTACTGGATTAAATGGTGAGCCTTTAAAGAAAACTAAACACTGGAATAATGAAGATAGTAGAATTCATTTTGGTGATATGCCTGCTCATCAAAAATTCTTAATTGAAAAATATGGCATTGATGATACTCCATCTACAACCCACAGAGAATTATTTTTTGACATTGAGTGTGAAATGGGGGATGCTTTAACTCCTGAATATATTCAAAGTGCTCCCAAAAGAATTACTTCAATTGCCTGGTATGATAAACAAATGGATCAGTGGGGTATTGTTATTTTAGATGAAAAAAAGCAATTAAAACACACTAAAACTAAAAATAATAAAGAAATTATTCCTTGTGGGGATGAAACTGAATTATTAAGTAAATTTTTAGAGCGATTTAGAGACATTGATCCTGATATTATTGTAGGATGGAATAGTGATTATTTTGATATCCCTTACTTATATTACAGATTATGTAATGTTTTGGGTCAAGATTTTGCTAGGTTTTTATCTCCAATAGGTTATGTAAGAGAAACACCTTGGTACAAAGATCAATATATTCAAATATGTGGGGTTGAATCTTTAGATTATATGCGTTTACATAAAAAATATAGTTGGGCAGATGAACCCTCAATGAGATTAGATGCAATTGGAGAGAAATATGTTGGTATGAATAAAATTGAATATGAAGGTAATTTAGATGACTTATTTAATACTGATATTCAAAAATTCATTAGGTATAATTTTGTGGATGTTGAAATATTAAAATTACTAGATGAAAAATTGGATTATTTAGCTTTAACTAAAAATCTAGCTCATAAGGGAAAACATAATTATAGTGAAGTATATGCTAATACTAAAACCCAAGATGGAGCAATCTCAGCTTATTTATTAAGTAAGAAAATAATACCACCTGCTAAAGATCGTAATCCTATCCATAAAAAGGGATATGCTGGTGGTTATTTATTCTGCCCCCAAGCTGGTTTATACAATTATATGTTTGATGAGGATTTAACATCACTATATCCTTCAATTATTATGACTGTTAATATTGGTAAGGAAACAATGGTAGCTAGAATTATTGATGCTGATGATAGAAATAACAGATTAGGATTAAATGATTTAAAAGCTAAGGATCCTAAAGAAGAAATATTAATTGAAAATATTAAACGTAAACGTACTAAAGTTACTATAGGAGATTTAATTGGATTTATTGAATCTAATAAGTGGGCTATTTCAGCAAATGGTGTTATGTTTAGTACAAATCGTGAGTCAGTATTATCAACTATATTAAATAAATGGTTTGATGAAAGAGTATTGTATAAGAATGAAATGAAAAAAGCATATAAATTAGGTAATAAAGAACTAGGTGCTGCTTATCATATGAAACAATATACTATGAAAATTTTATTAAATAGTTTATATGGTGCTACTGCATTAGGTTCGTTCAGATATGGTAATGTAGTGTTATCTGAAGCCATTACATTAAGTGGTCAGCGTATTATCCAAGAAAGTGCTTTATGCGCTAATAGACATATGAATAAAGTAATTAAAGGTAAGATATGAAACATTTAGAAGATACTCCGTGGTGGATTTGTGATCCAGGTGACACAAATTACTGTGCTTATGTTGATACAGATTCTAATTATTTTAATGCAGAACCTTTACTAAGACATTTATATCCTAATTTTGATGAAATGTCAGATTCAGAACGAGATAGTGTTTTAGAAAAAGAAGCACTCAAATATCAAGATATTATAACTGAAGATTATAATAGATTAGCTCAAGATTGTTTTAATGTTTCTACTCATAGATTAGAAATGAAAACTGAGTGTGTAATCAGATCAGCTTATTTTAGAGCTACAAGACGTTATGCACAGTGGATTACTAAGCAGGAAGGCATTGAAAATGAAACATTAGATGTAAAAGGGTTAGAATTTAAGAAAGCTAATTTTCCTCCTGTATTTGGTAAGTTTTTTAAAAGTTGTTTAGAACAAGTACTTAAAGGAGTACCTAAACATGAAATTGATTCTCAATTATTAGAATTTAGAAGACAGATACTAAGTGGAGAAATACCTTTAGAAAAAATTGGTAATCCCCAAGCAGTAAAAAAATTAAATAAGTTTACTGAACGTAAAGCTAGAGCTGGGGAAATGTTTTCTTCAATAGGTAAAGGTGCTCCTGCAGCTGTTAAAGCAGCTATAATTTATAATGATTTACTAAGATTTTGGAAATTAGATAAAAAATATAATTACATTACACAAGGAGAAAAAATTAAATGGATTTATTTAAAAAATAATCCCTATAGAATTGAAGCAATTGCTTTTCTAGACTATGATATACCAAAAGAAATTCGTACATTCATTGAGAAATATGCTGATAGACAAAAAGTATTTGAAAGTATTTTATTAAATAAATTAGAGGGATTTTATAATGATTTAGGTTGGTCATTAAATTTAAACCCTCATAGAAATAAATTTTTTAATTTTTAATATGGCTAAAGATAAACCTGATATGTTTGCTGATAAAAAAGCTATTATGCCCTATGGGGATAGTGTAGCAGCTCCTAAAATAGATTTACCAAATACTAATGCTTGGGTAACTCAACAATCAATAGATGTTAATAACTATTTGTCTACTAAATTTATAGAATTAAAGGAAGAATATGCAAAGCTTATATCTTTATACAAATGGAATGAATTAGTTAATAAATCTGAATTTAGTTTTATTCCTATTAAAGGACATACCTACTATCTTTATCAAAGAGAAGATGAAAAATTATTTTTATCTTTAATTGAACCTGAATATTGGGATCAATTATTTGTAGGAGAAGTGATTTTAGACTCAGATAATAAATGGATTAAAAAATAAAAAAAATGATAAATAAATCAAAATTACAATCAATAATATCAAAATATTACTTAAATGGCTTAGTCCAATCAGTAAGATGGTTAACTGAAAAAAATAAACTAAGTATTAGTTTTACGTCTGAAAATAAAGATATAGCCGGAGATTTAGTATGCGATACATCCCCAGTTGAAGACAGTGAAATAGCAATATTTGATACAGCACAATTAAATAAATTAATATCAGTTACAAATGGAGAATTATTACTTACTTTAGAAAAAGAACATAAAGTATTTTCTAAATTACACATTCAAGATAATTCATTTAATGTAGCTTATTCTTTAGCAGATTCATTATTAGTACCAAAGAGAGGAACTATTAATTTCCCAACTGAATATGATGTTATAATAGAATTAACACCTGAAATTGTAAGTAATTTTATTAAAGCTAAAAGTGCATTAACAGACATAAGTGATGTAATGATTAGTACTGAAGAAGATCCTGATAGAGGAACTATAGTACAATTTGCATTTGGAGATTTAAATAACTTTTCAAATAAAATTAAATATATTGTAGATGAAAATATAACAATAAATAAAGAATTAAAATTACCATTCAATTCAGACTCATTTAAAAATATATTAGCAGCAAATAAAGATTTAGAAAGTGGTAAACTTTCATTAACTGAAGAAGGATTTATGAAATTAGAATTTCAATCAGAAGATATAAAGACTTTATACTATATGGTAAGAAAAGAAGATGCCACATATGTATAATAAATTGACCTAAGGGCGCAAGTTTTAAATTATTTATTAACCGCTGATCTTAATGACAGCATAAAAACAAAGTGATATGAGTACACATTTTTTAGAGAGATCACACCATCCGTTTGATCTATTATTTCGAAACCTGTTTGAAACAGGAACCCAATTTACACCGGCTACTGAAGCCAAACAACAATACCCAATTAATATTTTTGAAGATGATATAGGTTTAACTTTTGAGTTAGCTTGTACTGGCATTCCTAAGGATGCTATTGAAGTTAAATTAGAAGGAGATCTAATCAGTTTTAATTATGATAAGGAGAAAACACCAGAATCTTCTTCTCGAAACTATATCCATAGAGGAATTGCAAAACGTTCTTTTAATTTAGGATATAAAGTAGGAACTAAGTTTGACCTTAAAAAAGCAACAGCTAATTTTCATGATGGTTTACTAATTGTGACAATTCCATTTGCAAAAGAAGCTATGCCAAAAGTTTTAAAAATTAACTAACCAAAAGCGCCCTTTAGGTTGGTTTATTAAAACTATTTTCGTATATTACATCATAATTAAAAAATTAAAGTTATATGACTATTATTAGAGACCCATTATTAGAGCCTTATTTTATAGGCAAAGATGCATACTGCTATACAGCGTATGAAGTGATAACACCACAAAAAAAATATTTAGCTGAAGGTAGCAAAGGCAAAAATTATGAAAAACCAATAGGCCATTATGCTGATTTTGGTAATGCTCTAGAAGCAATTATGAAAGCTCAATTAAACGAAAAAAATGGAGAATATTCATCCATCCAAGAATATTTGGATAAATGGAATAAAATAAAATCAAATTTAAATAACATTAAAGAAAAAATTGGAATATGAATTTAGAAGCATTATTTAACGCTGTTATAGTTAAACCAATTGAAGCAGAAGAAACAAAGTATGGTTCAATTGTAGTCCCTGATATGGGAAAAGATGTAAATGAACATGGAGAAATAATAGCAGTAGGACCTGGTCAACACACAATTTCAGGTACATTTATTGAAACTATGAGTAAAGTTGGAGATATAGTAATATTACCAACTCAAGGATTTACAAAGTTACAACATGATGGGGAAGATTATTATGTTGGTCCTGAAAATCAAATCTTAGCTAGAGTAAAAAAAGAAGTTGATTATGAAAAAATATTAGAAGAAACTGAACCTTTAAAAGAATAAAAATGAGTAAAATTATAGAATTTGGCCCTGAGGGGAGAAATAAATTAGTAAAAGGAATTGATACATTAGCTAATGCTGTAGTATCTACATTAGGACCCAATGGGAGAAATGTAGTAATTGAAAGACCTAACCAGTCACCTATATCTACAAAAGATGGAGTTACAGTAGCAAAACATATAAATGTAAGTAATCCTGTAGAAAATTTAGGTGTTAACTTAGTTAGAGAAGCATCTATAAAAACAGCAGATAAAGCTGGTGACGGTACAACTACATCTACTTTATTAGCTAGAGAAATGATCAAAGATGGTTTACAACATTTAGCTAATGGAGCTAATGCTGTTGAAATTAAAAGAGGAATTGATAAAGCAGTAAAAGAAGTTGTCAATAATTTAAGAGAAAATCTATCAGAAGATATTTCAGATGAAAATCAATTAGAACAAATTGCAACTATTTCTGCTAATAATGATCCTGAAGTAGGTAAGTTAATAGCTACGGCTATGGATAAAGTAGGAGTTGAAGGGGTAGTACATATTGAAGAATCTAAAACAGGTGATACCTATTTGGAAACTGTTGAAGGAATGCAATTTGATAGAGGTTATTTATCACATTATTTTGTCACTAATAATAGTACAATGACTTGTACTTTAGAAGATCCTTACATTTTGGTACTTAATCAAAAATTATCTCAAGTTAAAGACTTATTACCTATGTTAGAAGCAGTTTCTAACACTAATAAATCATTACTTATTATAGCTGAGGATGTTGATAGTGAAGCATTAGCAACCCTTATTGTAAACAAAGCTAGAGGTACAATTAAAGTAGCTGCTGTTAAAGCACCTGACTTTGGTGATAGAAGAAAATTAATCTTAGAAGACATAGCATCAGTAACAGGAGGTCAAGTATTTGATAAAGATAAAGGAATGAAACTTGATAAATTTTCTTGGGAATGGTTTGGTGAAGCTCGTACTGTAACTATCTCAAAGGAAAAAACAACTATTATTGATGGTAAAGGAGATGAAGAATCTGTTAAACAACGTCTAGAAGAACTTACTACCCAAATTGATAAAGCACAATCTTCATTTGAAACTGAAAAGTTACAAGAAAGATTAGCTAAAATGGCTGGTGGTGTTTCTATTATTCATGTTGGAGGTTATACTGAAACTGAAATGAATGAAAAGAAAGATAGAGTTGATGATGCTTTACATGCAACCAAAGCTGCTATTGAAGAAGGTATTGTACCTGGAGGAGGAGCAGCTCTATTATATGCAAGAGAAGCAATACCAGTTTCAAGTAAATGTAATAATTGTATAGGGGCTGATATAGTTTATAATTCATGTGGTAAACCTTTTGAACAAATTTTAGTTAATGCTGGTAAAGATTCAGTTGAAGCCCAAATGATAGGAAAATACAATTTAGTAGATTCAGGTAATGATACATGGGCGGGATATAATATTAAAACTGGAGTAGTTACTGATATGAAAAAAGCAGGTATTATTGATCCTACTAAAGTAACTAGAACAGCACTTGAAAATGCTGCCTCAGTAGCAGGAACTGTATTACTTACAGAATGTATAGTTGTTGATGAACCTAAAGAAGAAAATAACCAACCACAATTAGATCCATCAATGATGGGGATGGGCATGTAATATGGAAATAAAAGAAACTGAACATAATAAGCTTATTGCTACTAGAGTACCACCTGGAGACAAGTGGACTCTAGTAGATGATAAGAAAAAGGTAGTACATGAAACTTTAACTGATACTTTAGAGGCACATTTTAAATCTACAGGTAACCCTTGTGAATTTAGATTATCTCCTTTAGATAGTAAGTTATATGCTATTGAAACTCACCAATATGAAGTCCCTGAAGAAAAACCTAAAGAATTTAGTATGTATGGGGAATTTAAACAAGGAAGATAATTTGGATTCCTTAATAAAAGTTATTATATTTACAATATGAAAAAACATAGTTTACTAGTTGAAAAATATAGACCTACTAATATAGATAATTATGTAGGTAATGAAAGTATTAAAAATACTATTAAAAGTTATATTGACCAAAATGATATTCAAAATTTATTATTTTATGGTCCTGCAGGAACTGGGAAAACTACATTAGCTAAATTAATTGCTAAAAATATTGATTGTGATCTATTATATATTAATGCTTCAGATGAAAGAGGTATTGAAACTATTAGAGATAAAGTATCAGGATTTGCTAGTACAATGTCTTTCAAAGCATTAAAAATTGTTATTTTAGATGAAGCAGATTTTTTAACTATAATGGCTCAAGCATCTTTAAGAAATGTTATTGAAACCTTTTCACGTTCAACTAGATTTATATTGACTTGTAATTATCTAGAAAGAATTATTGACCCTTTACAATCAAGATGTCAAACATTAAAAATAATACCTCCAGATAAATTAGAAATTGTTAACCATTTAATGAAAGTTGTAAATAAAGAAAAAATTAAATGTAGTGTAAATGATTTAGAAACTATTACAAATAACAATTACCCTGATGTACGTAAAATGCTTAATACTATACAGGTATCTACCGCAAATAACACATTAAAATTAGATACAGACACACTAATAGGAAGTAATTATCAAGATCAAATATTAGAAGAATTAAAAACAAAAAAACCAAATTGGAGAACAATTAGACAAATAATAGCAGATTCTAATGTTAAAGATTTTGAAGGATTTTATCGTTTTCTTTACGATAATAGTAGTAAATATGCTCCTGGAAAGGAAGGTATGATAGCATATTATGTAAATGAATACTCATACCAATCAAATTTCAGAATAGATAAAGAAGTAAATTGTATGGCTTTAATATCTAAAATTATAGAAACAATTAAACCAAATATTATTTAAAATTATTAATTATGCAAAATGGAATGCAACAACCAAACATTGATTTAAAAAACACAACCGCTATTGAAACAGAAGATGGAGGAAGAATATGGCAACAAGGAGCTTTATTACGTAAAGTATCTAAATTTGTAACAGGAACTGACTCTGATGCTGTTATGCCTATCCCTGTTTTTTATGATCCTGAAACAAATAAAATTTTAGAAGATTCACTTCCAAAAGAATTAAGAGAGGAATATAAGGATGTCCTTGTTAAATCCTAAAAATATTTTTGAATGGCTAAATGAACTTACTGATAAAAAGTCAAGTTTAGATAGTTTTGAAGAAAGTGCTTGGGGAACTTTTAATGCCTATATGGTACATAGATTTGTATCAATGTATCAAGGTTATATTGAAATCGCTAACCTAGCACAAAAATTTTCTCCAACAGATAAAAAAGGAATATACAATTTTTATTGTGAAATGCTTCCTAGAAAAAAAATGTTTTTGAGATATATTAAGTCAAAAACAAAACAAAATACAAAAGAAATATTAGAACCTATTGTTAAATATTTTGAATGTAGTTTTGTAGAAGCAAATGAGTATATAAATCTTTTAAATAGGGAGGAAATTAAAGATATTCTTATTAAATTAGGAATAAATAGTAAAGAAATTAAAAAATTAATTAAAAAATTATAAAATGGCACAATATAAAGTAATAACAGCACTTAAAACTCAAGCAGAAGCTGATAAATCAAAAGCATTAATGGCATTAGAATTATTAACTGAATGTTCAGTAGGAATAGGAGACCACACTGCAGATGATTTTCTTAAAGATGCAACTAAAAGCCTAAAATTATTAGCTTCAGCTGAAGAGAGATTAGATATAATAGAAAAGTACTATGGAACAAATTCATAAAGAACAAACAGTAAAAATATTCGAAAAAGAATACCCAGAATTATCTGAAGAATTTAAAAAGATAAGTAATGAAATGTATGTAATGTTTGCAGCTAAACATATGGATTATGGGTTAAATAATATAGCTTTAGGTGGAGATATTTTAAATAATGATAATGATAAAACATTTTCACTTACTGGGCTATGTATCAGATTAACAGATAAAATTAGTAGACTAAAAAATCTATTATTAAATGGTAGAGCATTTGTTAAAGGAGAAGGAATGGAAGATACTTTTATTGATATAGCTAATTATGGCATTATTGGGTTATTAGTAGGACGTAATAAATGGAAAAAATAATACTTTGGCCACAAAAATACCCCCCATTGTAAAAATAATTAGAAATTATAAACCTGAACCTATTAATTTTGGCTATCAGAAAAATATTTCTTACTCCCAACTTTCAATGTTTAGAAGTTGCCCCCAAAAATGGGCTCTTCAATATAAAGAAGGACATAAAAGACAATCTCCTAGTATTCATACTGTATTTGGAACTGCATTTCATGAGGTAGTACAACATTACTTGGATATAATGTATGAAAAAAGTGGGGCAGCTGCTGATAGAGAAAATATCGAGGAATTATTAGAAGAAAAATTAAGAGAAGAATATCTTATTCAATATAAGAAAAATAAAAACCAACATTTTAGCTCTTCAGAAGAAATTAGGGAATTTTATAATGATGGGGTTCAAATCTTAAGATACTTTAAAAAACATAAAGGTAAATATTTTAGTAAAAAGGGATGGTTTTTAGTTGGTTGTGAGGTACCCATATCAATTACTCCTAATAACGCGTATAAAAACGTTATATACAATGGTTTTTTAGATGTTGTATTATACCATGAACCCACAGATACATTTCAAATAATCGATATTAAAACAAGTACTAAAGGATGGAATTCATATGCTAAAAAGGATGAGGAAAAACATTTTCAATTAGTATTATATAAAAAATTCTTTGCAGAACAGTTTGGATTAGCAGAAAAAAGTATTGATATTGAGTTCCTAATTGTTAGAAGAAAAGTATATGAAGGTGGAGAATACCCACAAAAACGAATACAAACATTTTCTCCAGCTTCTGGTAAAAATAAAACTAATAAAGCAACTAGAATTTTAAATGAATTTATAAATGAAGCATTTGACTATACAGGATACAAAGAAACACTTCACATTCCACAACCATCAAAATGGAATTGCCATTTCTGTGCATTTAAAGAAGATGATGAGTTATGTAATGTCCTTGGTAAAAATTCATAATCCACATATACGTATAGACAAATATAAATTAAAAAATAAAACTATGACTGATAAAAAAAATATGACACTTACAAGTGTAAAAGTAAAAAGTAATTTATTTGAAAATTTTAAAATTGAATGTGTAAGACGTAAATTCTCATTTCAGAAATTATCTGATAGAGCTATACATTTATATCTTACAGATGAAGATTTTAGAAAAAAAATACACAACCATAATAATTTAGAAATTGATAATTAAAATTTAACAATAAATGAAAGAAGGTTATATTAAAAAAGAAGATAGAAAAAAAATATTATTAATAACTGATGATATTAGGGTACATTCAGGTGTTGCTCAAGTAGGAAGAGAAATTGTTTTTAATACTTTACATAAATATAATTGGGCCCAAATAGCAGGAGCAGTAGACCACCCAGATAAAGGAAAAATTATTGATCTTGCTGAAGAGATAAAAACCCAAAAATTAGTAGAAGAAAAAGATCCTTATGTAAGGTTATACCCTACTAAAGGATATGGAAGTATAGATGAATTAAGAGCAATAATAAAGAATGAAAAACCAGATGCTTTATTTTTAATAACTGATCCTAGATATTTTGCTTGGTTGTTTAATTCTGAGGACCAAATAAGAAATTCAATACCTATAATATATCTTAATATTTGGGATAACTACCCAGCTCCAATGTATAATAAAGAATATTATGAATCTTGTGATTTATTATTAGGAATATCTAAACAAACAGTTAATATTAATAAACTTGTTTTAGGTGATAAAGGTAAAAATAAAATATTCAAATATGTTCCTCATGGGTTAAATGATACTTTATTTAATATATTAGATGATAATTCTCCTGAATTATTACAATTTAAGAAAAATTTGGGATTACCTGAAGATAATAATTTTCATTTAGTTTTTAATTCAAGAAATATAAGAAGAAAACAACCTTCTAATATCATAATGGCATGGAAATTATTTACAGAACAATTATCTCCAAAAGAAGCTAAAAAATGCCAATTAACATTAAAAACAGAAGCATCATTTGACCATGGTACAGATCTAACAGCTGTAATTGAATATATGTGTCCTCCTGAAACTTGTAGAGTAGGGGTATTACAACATAAATTATCAACTCAGGAAATGAATTTACTATATAATTCAGCAGATGGTGTAATACAAATATCAAATGCTGAAGGTTGGGGATTATCTTTAACTGAATCTATGTTAACAGGAACACCCTTTATAGCAGTAGTTACTGGGGGAATGCAAGATCAAATGAGATTTGAAGATGAAAATGGAGATTGGATTGAATTCAATGATGAATTTCCTTCTAATCATAAAGGAAAATACAAAAAGCATGGTGAATGGGCGTTACCTGTTTACACTAAAGCAAGTACCCTAGTAGGCTCTCCACAAACCCCTTATATATATGATGATCACCATGATATTAATGATGTAGCTGAACAAATTATGAAATTATATAAGATGGGTAAGGAAAAAAGGAAATCTATTGGTAAAAAAGGATATGATTGGGCTAAAGGAGATGAAGCTGGATTTACATCTAAAAAAATGGCAAATAGAGTTATAGAAGGAATAGAACAATTATTTTCAACATGGAAACCTAGAGAAAAATATGAATTCCTTAAAGATACAGATTATGAAAAAAGAGTTTTACCACATAAATTAATATATTAATATGAAAAATACATTTGTTATAAGTTGTCCAATTGATACTTACAGTGGATATGGAGCAAGATCAAGAGATTTAGTTAAATCAATAATAGAATTAGGTAAATATGATGTTAAAATCCTACCTCAAAGATGGGGTAGTACTTCTTTTGGGTTTATTGATAATAATCCTGAATGGAAATTTTTACAAAAACATATTACATTACAAATGACATCTCAACCTGATATTTGGGCACAAATCACTGTACCTAATGAATTCCAACCTATTGGGAAGTTTAATATAGGATTTACAGCAGGAATTGAAACAACATTATGTTCTGCTCCTTGGATTGAAGGTATGAATAAAATGAATTTAAATATTGTTTCATCTGAACATTCTAAACAAGTATTTTTAAATTCTAAATTTGATAAGTTAGATCAAAAGACAAACCAGAAAATAGGAGAAATTAAAATTGAAAAACCCATAGAAGTATTATTAGAGGGGGCTGATTTAGATACTTATAAACCTATTAAAAGTTCTGAATTTAAAGAATTAAATTTATTAAAGGATATTAATTCTATTCCTGAAGATTTTGCTTTTTTAGCTGTAGGGCATTGGATGCAAGGTAGTTTAGGTGAAGATAGAAAAAATATGGGTGTTACTGTTAAATCTTTTTATGATACATTTAAAAATAAAAGGAAAAAACCAGCATTAATTTTAAAAACATCTTCAGTAAATTCTTCTTATATAGATAGAAGAGAAATAATGAGAAGAATTGATATAATACGTAGTAGTTGTGGTAAAAATTTACCTACTATTTATCTTTTACATGGTAATTTTACTAACCAAGAAATGAATGAATTATATAACCATCCTAAAGTAAAAGCTATGGTTTCTCATACTAGAGGAGAAGGATTTGGTAGACCTTTATTAGAATTTTCTTTAGTAAATAAACCAATAATTTGTTCTGGATGGTCTGGCCAATTAGATTTTCTCAAAAACGATTTTACTTTATTACTTCAAGGAACATTAACTAATCTCCACCCATCAGCTCAACAAAAAGATATATTACTTGCTGAATCTCAATGGTTTCAACCTAATATAATGGAAATAAATAAATCATATAAGGAGATATATAATAACTATAAATTTTGGTTAGAACAATCAAAAAGGCAAGGATACTATAGTAGAACTTATTTTGCTTTTGAAAATATGAAAGCTAAAATATCATCAATATTAGAAGACAATATTAATATTCCCGAACAAGTAAAGTTATCATTACCTAAACTAAAAAAGGTAGGAAATAATAAAAACTTATCACCAAAATTAAAATTACCTAAATTAAAAAAAGTATAAAATATGCAGTATGATGAAATTATAGATTGCCCTAAAAGTGGGGGAGATTTATGTTATAAAATGGAGATTAATGAAGATATAACTAATTATTTTAGTTTATCGTGTGGTTTTTGGACTAATACTTTAATGACCCCGGGATCAGAATTTTATGAAGAACAATTTGCATCCCTCCCTGAATTATATAAAGATTTGGCTTGGACAGATCCAAAAACAGGACTAGTATGGATACCTAATACCATAAATGAACCAGAGTTAGGAATGGTATTTGTAAATGGTGGAACTATTGACAATTGGACATGGACAGCTACAAAAGCTATTGAAGTTAAAGAAGAAGAAAAGTTAAAATTCCCAATCCCTGGCAAACCAGGTGAATATTATAAACATAGAATGGATATGGAAAATTTAAAATCTTTTGATAGAGAACGTGGGTATATAGATGCTCTTTCGTATATTGGAATATTACCTGAATAAATAAAAAAATGAAAATAAGTTACGCAATAACAGTATGTAATGAACATAAAGAAATAGATAAATTATTAACGTTTTTATTCGAACATAAAAGACCAGAGGATCAAGTTGTGGTTCAAATGGATAAGGATAATGTTACTCAAGAAGTAATTAATGTATGTGAAAGATTTGAAGGTAAAAAAGCCAATGAATATAGTTTACTTCAATTTAGTCTTAATAAGAACTTTGCATCATATAAAAATAATCTTAATAGAAGCTGTACTGGCGATTGGATATTTCAAATTGATGCTGATGAAATACCAAATGAATATTTAATAGAGGCATTACCCTTTATATTAGAAGCAAATGAAGATACAGAAGCATTTTGGGTACCAAGAGTGAATACAGTTGCTGGTATAACAGATGCACATATTGCTAAATGGGGGTGGAGAGTAGATGATCAAGGATGGGTAAATTTTCCAGATTGGCAAATGAGAATATATCAAAATAATGAAGATATTTATTGGGTAAAGCCAGTTCATGAACAATTAAGGGGCTATACTAAATTTGCTAACTTACCAGCTGAAGAAAAATATGCTTTATATCACCCAAAAAATATTGGTAGACAAGAAAGGCAAAATGCGTTTTATGACACAATCTAATAAGTTTTTAATTATAATGCCGTGTTATAATGTAGAAAAGTGGGTAAAATTAAATCTACTAACTACTATACATCAATCTTATAAAAATTTTAGATGTATTATTATAGATGATGGGTCTACTGATAACACTCAAAATATTATAGAATCAACTATTAAAGTAGATGATAGATTTGAATATATTAGAAATTCAAAAAGAACAGGTAGTTCTTTAAAAAATTATTATAACGCTTTTCATAAATCAAAACCAGACCCAAATGAAATAGTGGTATGGTTAGATGGAGATGATTGGTTTTCTTCAGTATTTGTTTTACAATATTTAGACCAATTTTATAACAGTACTAACTGTTGGATGACATATGGGACTTATCAAATGTTTCCCACAGGGCAAGATGGATCACACCATTGTATAGAGATACCAAATGAAATTCACCAAAATAGAGCATACAGAAATTGGATGCATGTTTATTCTCATTTAAGAACACATAGAGCGTTTTTATTTTATAATTTTAAAGAATCAGATTTAATAGATTCTAGGTCTAATAAATTCTATACTGAAGCTACAGATTGTGCTTATTTATTTTCATTAGCTGAAATGTGTAGTTCTTCTGAAAAAATTAAATTAATAGATGATATTTTATTAGTTTTAAATAGATCTAACCCAAACCAAGCAGCAGGAAATTTAGAAAAACAAAAATCAACTGAAGCGCATATAAGAACTCTTCCAAAATTTGATAAATATGAAATTTAATATAGTTACATATATAAAACCATCTGATACTCCTGGTGATTTTAGTATGTTTGCAACTTCACTTATTAATGTACAAAAATCTCAATATTTAAATAAATTAATTATATCTTTCGTAGATGAGTTATCTGATAATTTTAAAAAAGAATTAGATAAATATAAAAATATTATTTGGAAAGATAATGTAGACGAATATTGGGCCCAAGAGATAAAAACATTGATAAATCAAAACCCTTCAGATTATTATTATATTTGGGAAGAAGATTCACATATTTTTGATATTAAAGAATTTGATAATTCTTTTAAATCTATGGTTGAGAATAGTGTAGAATGTTTAATAACTCAAGATCTTAAGTGGATTAAAAGAGCTGAACATTTACTAAATAATGAGTTTGCAATTGATAGAGGTAATCACTTAATTTTTAATTGGGGAACATATTATGCTAAGTATTGTAGAGAAAGTTCAAATGATAGTTTAGTAAATGGAGCATATCCTGTGACTGTATCTAGTATTTTTACTAAAAAATTATTATTATCTTTATTAGATAATTTTATGTCTTCTACACATTGGGTAGAAATTACTAAAGGAAATTTTTCTCATTACCATAATAATCCTAAAATTCCTCATAGTTTTGAAGTTTACCCTGGATTTTGGTGGGAAGGAGGACCAAATAGGGGTTGTGGGGAAGTTGAGTATATTACTATGGTATCAAAAACTCAATTTGCTGAGGAATTAGGAGAAAGATTAATAGATAAATTAAGAAAAGATACTATTAACATTGTTGGTTATGATGATTGGTACACAGAGAAACCTTGGTGTAGAGAAGAAATTAATAATAAGGAATTTAAAATAACTTATAATCAAAACTCTACAGATTTAACTTATTTTATAAAAGATGGAATATATAAGGCAAAAGAAATAACAAATCCAAAAACTAAAGTAGCCCTACTAACAGAATGTAGAATAATGGATCCTGTAAGATATAAATTTGTTGAAGATAACCATAATTTATTTGATTATATTGTAACATATGATGATCAATTAATTAGTAAATTTAAAGAAAAAGTTATAATAACTCCTTATGGGGGAACATGGGTATGGCCTAAAGAAGTTCAAAAAGTTTTATCAAAATCTAAAATTTGCTCCTACATAACTTCTAATAAAACTTATACAGTAGATCAAAAAATGAGAATTAGTTTACTTAATTATTATCAAAATAACCCACACAATAATATTGAACTATTTGGTAGAGGACACAATCCACTCCCAGAAAACCATGAAGCAGGGGATTATGATGGTAAAGTAATTGCTTTAAAAGATTATGCATTTTCTTTAGTGATAGAAAACCATGTACAAGATAATTATTTTTCAGAAAAACTATTAGACTGTCTTTTAACTGGAACTATTCCTATATATCATGGTTGTAAAAAGATATCAGAATATTTTAACATGGATGGATTTATTTTATTTGATACTGAAGAAGAAGTTAAAAATATAATTAAAAATCTAAGTATAGAAAAATATAATAAAAAAATAAATGCAGTAAAAGAAAATTATAAAATTGCTAAAAAATATAGAGATTCTGTACAGTTTTCATTTAATAAAATCAAGAAAAAAATAGAAAATAATTCCACAGAAATAGTTAATCTTAGTAGCTCAGACCCAAAAACAACAGTTGATGGTTATATACAAGATTATTGGTTAAACCAATTTTTTACTAAAGGTGGAGATCATTCTCATTTATATACTTTTGATTTAAATGAAGATTCTATTGTTTTTGATGTTGGAGCTTTTGAAGGAGAATATTTTACTAAAATATATGATAAATATAAATGTAATATACATGCTTTTGAACCTGTAACTTCTTTTGTTGAAAAATATAAAAATACAACAAACCCTAAAATTATAGTTAATGGTTTTGCATTAGGTGATTCTACTGAAGATTTTGAAATTGTTGTAGATGATAATTCTTCATCTCAGTTTATAAAGGGTGATAATACAATAAAATGTAAAAAAGTTAAATTTAGAGAATATATAAATTCCCAAAAATTAAAAAATATAGACTTAATAAAATTAAATATTGAAGGAGCTGAATATGAATTACTGGAAGAAATTATCGACTCAGAATTTCAAGATAAAATTGATGGGTTTTTAATTCAATTCCATTATTTATCTCATACCCCTATTAAAAGAAGAGAAAAAATTATTAATAAATTAAAAGAAACACATGAACCTGTGTTTTATTATCCTTTTGTATGGGAATACTGGAAGAAAAAATAATTATGGCTTATAAAATATTTAATAATAATAAAAAATATGTTTATGTTCATATTCCTAAAACAGGGGGAACAACTATAGAACATATATTTGGTTTAGGAAAAGTAGCAATGGGAAAAATAGTAGGACATATAACATTAAAAGATATAAAAAATTTAATGGATGATTATGAAAAATATATATCATTTACTACAGTAAGAAATCCTTGGAGTTGGTATGTATCTTGGTATTTTTATCTACAACAGAGAGGAGGAAGAGACCCTGATTTCATACCAGAATTTGAAAATATTGAAAAAAAAGGTAATACCTTTAATGATTTTATAAGATTTATATATGATAATAGAGATACTCTATCATTTGATAAGGGAGATAATAAAATTTTAAAATACCAACAAATGTTAGAATGGGGGTATGACGGTAAAAAATATGTAGACCATTTTATAAAAATCGAAGAACTATCAGAGGAAAAATTAAGGGAAATTGGTTTATATGTAAAGTATACTCATATGAAAAAAAACCAATCCAAACATGACCATTATTCTACTTATTATACTGATGAAGCAAGAGAAAGGGTAAGAAACATGCATAAAGATGATATTAAATATTTTAATTATGAATTTTAATACTATTCACCAACACTATACTAAAAATGAAAAAAATATACTCAAAGGTACAAGAAAATAAATTATTACATATAATAAATAGACTGTCAGATATTGAAGGAAGAAAAGATATAGTTTCTGAAGAAAATTTTATTCAATGTGCTACTTTAAAAATGGAAAAAGGAAAAACATTTCCACCACATAAACATATAACTAAAGATAGACATTATCCTGAACAAATTGCTCAAGAATCTTGGGTAGTAATTAGAGGAAAAGTAAAGTGTAAATTTTATGATTTAGATGATACAATAATTGCAGAACCTATTTTAGAAGCTGGTGATGCAAGTTTTACTTTATATGGTGGTCATACTTATGAAATTTTAGAAGATGACACTATAGTATATGAGTATAAAACTGGACCTTATGAAGGTCAAAAACTAGACAAAGAATTTTTAAATAATAATTAATTATGGTAAAAATAAATTTAGGATGTGGTTGGAGAGATTTTGGTAAAGATTGGATCCACATAGATGGTGGAGATTATGATCATTTAGATTCTCGTGATATTGTTAATCTACCTTTTAAAGATAATTCCGTTGACTTAATATATGCAAGTCATGTTATTGAATATTTTGATAGGGTAGAAATTATTGAGGTTTTAAATAAATGGAAATCAAAGTTAAAATCTGGGGGTACGTTAAGATTAGCTGTACCCGATTTTGAAGCTATGGCAAAACTATACATAGAAAAAAATATACCTTTAAATAATTTTTTAGGACCCCTTTATGGAAAAATGAAAATGGGAAAAGATTTTATATTTCATAAAACTACTTATGATTTTGATAGTTTAAAAGAATTATTAAATGAGGTTGGATTTCGTAACATGGATTATTATCTTTGGCAAGAAACTGAGCATGGTATTTTTGATGACCATTCTCAAGCTTACATCCCACATATGGATAAAGAAAATGGTACTTTAATTAGTCTAAATATAGAAGTTAAAAAATGAGTTTTGAAAGTATAAAAACATTTGAAAATAAAATAGCAAAGTTTTTTGGTGCCCCTTACGCTGTTGCAGTTGATTGTTGCACACATGGTATTGAATTATGTTTAAGACATGAACATGTAAGCTCAATTAAAGTCCCTAAAAGAACTTATATATCAATACCATTTTTAGCAGCAAAGTTAAATATGTTTTTAGAATTTAAAGATGAAAATTGGAAAGATTATTATTATTTAACTGATAATATAATTGATGCAGCTGTATTATGGGAAAAAAATAGTTATATCCCTGGTACCTTTATGTGTGTAAGTTTTCAATTCAGAAAACATTTGGCTTTAGGTAGAGGGGGTATTATATTAACAGATAATAAACAAACAGCAATTAAATTAAAAAAAATGTCATATGATGGTAGACATCCCGACATACCTTGGAGAGAACAAAATATAGATACTATGGGTTACCACTATTATATGACTCCAGAAACTGCTGAATTAGGTTTAAAAAAACTACCAGATGCAATTAAAACTAAACCAATACAATGGACAATAAATGATTGGCCAGATGTATCTCAAATGAAAATATTTAATAATATAGAAGGAGTAGATCCTTACTTACAAACAAAATAAAACATGAAAAAAGCATTTATTACAGGAATAGGAGGACAAGATGGAAGTTATTTAGCAGAATATTTAGTTGAATTAGGATATGAAGTTCATGGTATTGTTAGAAGAAATTCAACACCAGAAAATCAAGATCTTAGACTGGCTAACATAGAAGATAAAGTTTCAACATATTATGGAGATTTATTAGATCAAGGAGGATTAGAAAGATTATTAGATGATATACAACCTGATGAAATTTATAATATAGCAGCACAATCTCACGTAAGAATTAGTTTTGATATACCCCAATTTACAGTTCAAACAAATGCATTAGGAGTTCTCAATATGTTAGAGGCATATAGACGTTCATGTCCTAAAGCTAAATTTTATCAAGCAAGTAGTTCTGAAATGTTTGGTTTATCAGTTGATGATGATAATTTCCAGAGAGAAACTACAGTAATGAATCCAGTATCTCCTTATGGGTGTTCTAAAGTATTTGGTTATAATATTGTAAGAAATTATAGACGTGCTTATGGGTTACATGCTACAAATGGTATATTATTTAATCATGAATCTCCTAGAAGAGGATCTAATTTTGTAACTAATAAAGTTGCTAAAGCAGCTGCTAGAATTAAGCTTGGATTACAAGATAAATTAGAATTGGGTAATGTAGATTCTTACAGAGATTGGGGCCATTCGTATGATTATGTAAGAGCAATGCATTTAATGATGCAACATGATAAACCCGGTGATTGGGTAGTATCTACTATGGAAACCCATTCAGTAAGAGAAATGTGTGATGTAGTATTTAGCCATTTAGGTTTAGATTATAAAGACTATATTGAGCAAAATCCAAAGTTTATGAGACCTGAAGAATTACCATATTTAAAAGGTGATTCTACTAAAATTAGAACAGAATTAGGTTGGAAACCAACTTATACATTTGAATCAATGATGGAAGAAATGACCGACCATTGGTTAGAGTATTTTAAAAAAACACTATGAGAATAGCATTTTTTACTGAAGGAGGATATCAGGGTAAAATTTCTAGAGATAATCCTAATATGCGTACAGATTTAGCTTGGATTTGCTCCTTAAAAGCTGATCATTGGAATATAAATTCATTACCTAACCAACAATATGATTTAGGAATTATTATTATACCTAAAAATAATCCACAATTTGATTTAAATAGATTAAAACAATATTGTAGTAAAATAGCTGTAATGCAAGAAGGCCCTAATTGGTATTGGCAAGATTATTCTCTTCCCCAACAAATTTGGTATTTTAATACTATACAGGAAGCAGATTTTATGTTTGTTCATAATAAATCCGATCAAAAATATTATGAAGGTTTAACAGGTAAAGAATGTAAAATTTTATCTAGTTTAATGATTGAAGATTCAATTAATGTTTTACCCCAAATAGAGAGAAAAGATATTATTATAGGAGGTAATTTTTGTAGTTGGTATGGAGGATTTGATTCATATATTGTAGCACAAGAAGCAGATTGCCCTATTTATATTCCTAGTATGGGGAGAAAAATTGAAGGTGAAGAACAAATGGAAAATATAAATCATTTACCTTATATGAATTGGGTAGAATGGATTAAAACACTTAATAGTTTTAAATATGGTGTTCATTTAATGCGTACACATGCTGCAGGTACATTTGCTTTAAACTGTGCTTATTTAGGTATTCCTTGTATTGGATATGAAGGATTAGACACACAGGAAGTATGTCATCCCTATTTAACAGTTAAATTAGGAGATTTATCTACAGCAAAAGAAAAACTTACACAACTTAAAGAAGACAAACAATGGTATGATAAATGTTCTCAAACAGCAAAAGAACAGTATCAAAAACATTATCACGAATCAAAATTCAAAATATGAAGATATTAGTAACGGGAGGAGCTGGATTTGTAGGAACTAACCTTGTTAAAAGGTTATTAAAAGATAAACACGAAGTAGTATCAATAGATAATTATAATACTGGTTTAAAATCTAACCATCAAGAAGGATGTAAATACAGAAACTTTGATATAATAAATTTTAATACTAATAGTTTTATTGATCCTGTACTTTCTTATAAACCAGATTTAATATTTCATTTAGCAGCAATAGCTAGAATACAACCGTCATTTCAAAATCCTCAACAATATATAAATACTAATTTTCAAGGTACATACGAAATAGTAAAATACTGTACAGAAAAAAACATACCTTTAATATATGCAGGTTCGTCTTCAAAACATAGTGGGAGATACAAAAACCCATATACTTTTAGTAAAGATTTAGGAGAAGATATAATTGAATTATATAAAATACATTATGGTTTAAAAGCTTCAATAACTCGTTTTTATAATGTTTATGGTCCATATCAATTAACAGAAGGTGGTTACACTACTTTAATTGGTAGATGGTTAAATAACATTAAAAATTCAATACAATGTGAAATTTATGGTGATGGAGAACAACGAAGAGATTTTACCCATGTAGATGATATTATAGATGCTTTAATTTTAATTATGGAAAAGAAAAAATATGGGTTGGAATTCGAACTTGGAAGAGGTAAAAATCATTCGGTAAATGAAGTTGCAAAGATGATGGATATAAATCCTATATATAAAGATGCAAAACCTGGAGAAGCAAGACATACTCTAAACACAGATAATAGAGCCTATGAAATATTAAACTGGGAGCCAAAAATAAATTTAGAAGATTATTTAAAAAATTTAAAAAATGGATAAAAAAATTACATTTGTAATACCAAGTAGAAACAATTTAGAGTTCTTACAATTAGCATATAAATCAATTAGAAATTTAGAAACACAACATGAAATATTAGTATTAAATGATGCTAGTACTGATGGAACACAAGAATGGATTAACAATTTAGGCGATAAAGATTTAATAGTCCACCATAACCCAGGACCAGATCGTATTGGTATAGTAGGTATGTTTGATAAAGGAATTGAAATGGCAAGAACAGAAATTATAATGGCTTTTCATTCAGATATGGTAGCAGCACCTGACTTAGATAAACATATTTTAAAACATCTTAAAAGAGGTACTGTTGTAAGTGCAACACGTGTAGAACCTCCATTACATCCAGATGGACCTGAAAAAATGTTAGTTGATTTTGGAGTTGAAGTTGAAGATTTTGATATAGATAAATTTAATAATTGGGTTAATAACGAATATAAACCTAAACATGGTACATTAGTTACTGAAGGTATATTTGCACCTTGGTGTATGTATAGAGAAGATTTTTTAGCTATAGGGGGACATGATGAATTATTTGCCCCACAAAGTAAAGAAGATAGTGATATATTTAATCGTTTTATTTTAAAGGGTTATAAAATATTACAAACATGGGAAGGTTTAGTTTATCATTTTACAAGTAGAGGAAGTAGATTTAATAAACATGCTGGAGGAGGCCCAGGTCAAAACTCTCAAGAATGGATAAATACTACTACTACTAATATGAAAAAATTCATAAAAAAATGGGGTACAACAGTACAACATGACCAATTTATGAAACCAATAATATCTCCTGTTTATAAAAGAAGTTTTAATATTATAAATTCCAATCCCCAGATTGAAGAAGCATTAGAACCTTGGTCTAATGGTGGAAAAGATATTATTATTACAGTTGATGGTAATAATTTTACTCAACAAGATTTTCAAATATTAACACAATTAAATGATATTATTAAAGATAGTGGTGAAATAGGAGAATTTGAATTAGGTAATTTAAAAATATCAATAAATAAAATTAAAGATTATGTTAATGAGTTAATTAATGTGTAATATTTATAACCATTACCACTAAAACTTATTACTATGGAGAAAGAAATTAAAAAGAAAAAAATTACAAGTATTGAAATAAGTTATAGTAATAAAAGAGAATTAAAAGAATTATCAAATAAAGAAGCATTTCGTAACATTATAATGAGAAATTCTTTTAAAGCAATTAAGGAAGCAATTAAAAATGATAAAACAACAGTAGAACTATTTAATATAGTAAATTTATCTGTAATAATAAAACTATCATATTTGTACTACCCATCAGCATTAAAAAAGATAAGTAATTATTTTGAAGAATATGAAGAATATGAAAAATGTGCTGAAATAAAACAACTAATAAATAAAATAAAATAATGAAAAATATAAATAAATCAAAAGGTTACTTTATAGTAACTGTATTTTGGATAGCAGTACTAACCTTTTGTTCACTAAAAACCCAAGCACAAACTTTTGTAAGTACACTACCAGAAAATAAAAATGTAATACTTGAAGAATTTACAGGTATTTATTGTCAATTTTGCCCTGATGGACATTTAATAGCACAAAATTTACATAATACTAACCCAAATGATGTATTCTTAATTAATATACACACTGGTGGTTATTCTAACCCAAATGGACCTAATGATCCTGATTTTAACTGTTTATATGGGGGTGCTATAGCTACAAATGCTAATATAGCTGGTTACCCAGCTGGCTCAGTTAATAGAGCAATACTTTCAGGAATTACACCACAAAATCCTGGAGGAACAGCAATGAGTAGAAGTGATTGGGCTACAGCTGCAAGTAATATTATGTCACAACCATCTTATGTAAATGTAGCTGCACAAGCAAGTTATGATATGGTAACTGGTATTTTAACAGTAAATACTGAAACTTATTATACTTCAACTACTACTAATATAAATGTGTTACACGTAGCAGTAGTACAAAATAATGTAGCAGGTCCTCAAACAGGTGCTTTATCATATAACCCAAATGCAATAATTACAGGACCTTGGAATCCAACTTACAATCACCAACATATGTTTAGACATTTAATGGATGGTGCTAATGGTCTAGAATTTAATGTTACAACTGCAGGTACTTTTGTACCAAATACGCATACATGGCAAATGCCTACA